GGCTTGGGGGAGCGGACCCCTGTCCTTTCGGACAGTACCTTTTGCGTAAGTTACTTACCACACAGTATTCTGTTGACGGTTACTCCAGGATTTGTGGCTCTTCCAAGAGTCATTAAATTCAGAGAAAATCTTCAATCGAGATTTTGTTTTTAGAAGCTTCATAGCTCTAAGAATAAGATTCGAGTTGTAATAGATAGTTATTTTCTTTGTCCTATTTAGATAATTCTTCATTGGATCATCTTTAATAAGATAAGATCTTAACTCTTCCATACAACTAAGGTCTAAAGCACCAGTATCAGCATCTAATAAATGATGATATTGGTGGGCTAGTAATGATCCTAATTCCTCGATCATTCTACCTAAGATCACTGTAACAGGTAAGTCACCACCAGTTGGTAGTCGAGAGTAACTTCCTCGCGGACCTGTGAGATCATATAGATTAAGTATATTCTTTTTCCAGTCATTTCGAATGGCAAAGGAATATCTTTTCAATAAGGTCTCTCGCCCTTTTACGATCTCATCATATAGTAATATACCCATTACCTCTCGTAAAATAAGAGGTCCATGAGATATGTTACAAGATATGTTGACAAACCATGTAGGCCATTTATGAGTCCTACACTCGTTTAATTGGTTCTTAATGACGTAAGTCATTGGAACATCGTAACAGAGCAATGTCTTCTTTCTATGTTCCTTCTTAAACTTGTAAAAGTCTTTGAAGAATGGAGAAATAAGGCAACTAAAGAAGTTGGGTGCCGTAATCAGGTCTCTTACATGAACCCACCCGTGATTCTGTAAATTTCTTAATAGTTCTGCTACCTGAGTTGGATCTTTTGAAGTCTCGACTAATCCAGCCAAAGTAAAGGGTGAAAACTCTTTTCCTTGGTAGAAAAACCGTGACGCAAAAGATAGAATATTTTTACCAACTAAAGTTTTAGATTCAGAGATACTTATACCAAGTGTCTCTGTTATTAAGGATTTATAGTTAAGGGCAGTATCCGTATCACATATAACAATATCATCACCTAATAAGGCATAATCCTCAAAAGGGAGATTCCTCCCAGCTCTTAAAGCTGAGAGTTGCACTATAATGTGATGTGATAAAGAGAATACGGGCCAAGAAGAGTACAACCCTAAAGGTTGTCCTACCTTATAATGAATCTCTTCATTATTTGGCGTTCTGAATGGTAATTCAGTAACAAGCCTTGCCCAGTGTTCCGCTATATCAGGATTGTA